CGATACAGTGCTAAGTGTCGTGGCGAAGATACAGAAATGTTTTTTCCTCCTCGAGACAAGGCTTTATACAAACCGATAGCTGATAAGGCTAAGGCAATTTGTTGGGGAAAGGACGGGCGACCAGCTTGTCCGGTTCGCAAAGAGTGCCTTAAAGAAGCTATCATAAACGATGAGTTGCACGGAATATTTGGGGGCATGTCCCACAGAGAAAGAAATGCAGCTCAAAGAAAATATGCAAAACAAGGCTTAACATTAGATGAATGGATAAACCAGGATGGCAAGTACGGGCAAACCTAAAGCAGGCGGTTTGAAGGCTTTCTTAGACGCAACTAAGAGAGAAACTAGATTGATGGGCGCTATAGAACGTCATCTTTTATCTAAACCTTTTGATAATCGTCGCATGGATATCATTCATCCTTCAGACATGATTAAGCCCGAATGGTGTCATCTTGCTCAGTATCACGCATTGCGCGGAAACTACAAAGAGGTTAGGGAAAAACCTACGCTTCGTCTACAGTCTATATTTGATGAGGGCCACACAATCCACGCTAAGTGGCAGAAGTGGCTTACCGAAATGGGTGTTTTATACGGTAAGTGGGAATGCTCAGAGTGTGGACCAACTGATTGGGAATTAGCTTCTGATTTAAACTTTGAAGACACTGAATGTGGTTCTTTTGAATATCACGAAGTTCCTCTTTGGAGCGATAAATATAAGATTGGTGGTCATTCTGATGGTTGGGTAAAGAACCTTGGAGAAGACTGCCTTATTGAGATCAAGTCTATTGGTGCTGGAACATTGCGGTTTGAGGCCCCGGCTCTTTTAGCACAAGCTGATGGTGATTTAGAAAAAGCTTGGCGCAATATTCGTGCTCCATTTAGAACTCACCAATTACAAGGACAGGTATACCTACACCTAACACACCTGATGGTTGAAAATGGAGACCTACCTTCTGCTCCAGATGAGATTGTATTTATCTATGAGCTTAAAGCTAATCAAGACTATAAAGAGTTTGTTGTAAAGTACAACCCAGAGTTTACTAAAGATCTCTTTGACCAGGCATTGGACATTGCTTGGGCAGTTGACAACAACCGTCCACCTATGTGTAGTATTGACCCCACAAAGGGTTGCAAGCGATGCTTGCCCTTTAGAGAGGATAAAGTAGATGAGTCCAATTGAACTAAAAGTTGCCGAGGCAAGTAGAAAAACTATTACGGCCCTAAACCAACAGGGTATGTCTGTAAATCAAAATTACAATTATGATGCGCCCTCTTTGCCCGTTGATATTACAGATCTTATGGAGGAGCAAGTAATGGATCTGTATACCAAGTATGTGGCTTATTTGGAGTTTATTAACCTGCAGTTGTGGTGTGCTGAAGTTGATAAAGCTGAGGCAGATAAGAATCTTTCTTATGTCCGCGCTAATAAGCGTTTAGCTTTAAAGAAGACTGGCACAGCAGTTGCCATGATCGACGCAGAGATTGAAGTTGACCCGGACTACAAGGCTAAGGCAGACGCTCTACAGGAGTTATCTAATTACCACGGATTGATTCATATTATCTCTGAACGCCTTTCTAAAGATATTTCCCTAATTAACCGTGAGATTACCCGTCGTGTTAATATCAATAAAGCTACAGGTAGAAGCAGTTGGATGACGCCATGAGCTGGGAACAGATGTCTATGTTTACTGATAAAGAACTTGGCATTACGCCAAACTATAACCTTATCGGGCTTACTGGTTACGCACAGGTTGGTAAAGATACCTTTGCTTCTATTTTGGTAGAGAAGTACGGTTATCGTAGAATTGCTTTTGCTGACACTATTCGTTCATTTTTGTACGAGGTCAACCCCATGGTTGGTTGCAGTCCTTCCGGTTACCTAAAAGAACTAGTTAATCTTGTTGGTTGGGATAAAGCAAAACAAGAACCTCAAGTTCGTAGATTGCTTCAAGATACCGGTGTAGCTGCACGCACACTAATTGGAGAAGATGTATGGATTAGCGCTGCCTTAGCAGACCTAGACCCAAGTGAAAAGGTAGTTGTTACAGACGTTAGGTTTAAAAATGAAGCAGAGATGATCCGTTTATTAGGCGGTCAGCTTTGGCGCATTAAAAGGTTTAACACCAATGCTGTAAACGATCATGTGTCTGAAATTGATCTTGATGGTTACGCTGTAGATCAAATCTTTTTAAATAACGGTACGCTAGAAGATTTAGTGGTACTTATACAGACTAGGATGCGTAATGCCTTCCCAAAGTAGAAAACATAGGGGCTACAAGTCTCAAAAAATTGTTGCTAACTATTTAGCAGAAAATGGCTGGCCGTATGCTGAATCTACGGGGGCAGGTAGGTCTGGCACGGATGTTACTGGGACTATAGGTATTGATTGGGAAGTCAAAGCTAGAAAAGACTTTAATCCGTCTGCAGCTATAAAACAGCTGAAAGAACGTCATAATGGTCTAGATTTGCCTGTTGCTGTTCTACGTTTAAACGGGCAGGGGGAGGCCACTATCGGAGAATGGCCAGTAATGCTTAGGTTAGAGGACTTCGTAAAACTGTTAAAAGAAGCTGGATACGCTGACGTAACCCCGTAAATAACGTACCTTGTTCCTTGGGTGGGCGACTAAAAATCGAATCCAAAGGACTACAAACTCGTGATTGAAAAAGATACAACAGAAGAGCAATTTTTACGTGTAAGTGCCGGATCTAACGCACAATCCGTAGGCTCTGCAATTGCTCATGCGCTTTATGAGCGTCCTCAGGTTAAGTTGAGGGCCGTAGGTGCTTCAGCAGTAAACCAAGCTGTAAAAGCTATAGCCATTGCCAGGGGTTATGTTGCCCCAAGAGGCCTGGATCTAAGCTGCCGACCAGGATTTACCACAGTAGACTCTAGAGACGGACAAATTTCAGCAATAGTCTTTACTATCAATGTAAATTGATATATTCTTACAACAAGAGATCTCTTAACAGTTAGGAAAACCATGGCAAAAAGCTCAATCCCAAGCCCTGACGAGGCGCTTGCAGGTATGGCAAAGCAAGGTCGCAAACCTATGATGAAGGATGGACTTAGTTTTACTTCTCCATCTGCATCACCTGCGTCCGGAACCCTCGTACCAAAGAAGAACACAGCAGCTGGGGATCCATCTGGATCTAAGGGTGCTCCACGTTCAAATGTTGCACAGACTCCTGGCGGAGAACGCTTAGGTGCTGCGTATTCAGTTAAAGCTAAATACACCAAGCTAACCGATCCTGCTGCTGGTCAGACACAAGCAAATGGACGAATCATTGCTACAGCTACAAAGCGTGACCGCACAAACTTTGATTCCGGAGCTGGTGCTTCTTACTAATTTCGTGTATGCTAGTTACTAGGTCCTAGAGGTAATCTCTAGGGCCTAGTACTGCAATTGGGTCTAAACATTGGAGAAGTATGTTAGAAGAATTGTACGCAGAGGTTAAATCAAACAGCGAATTACTGCGGTATTGCATTGTAGGGCAATGGGCTTCTACATTATCTGAAGCGGATCAAAAAACATTAGATGCCGCTATTAATGATGACGACTTAACAACAAAAGATTTATTTATATTACTCAAACGAGCCGGCGGTACATTTGGTCGCACCTCTGTTCGTGAACACCGAAACGGAGAATGTGTATGTCGCTAGCAGATGATTATCAAGACATTATAAAAGCGGGACAAGAAGGTTCCGATAAAGTAAATAAAAATATACCGGAAGCATGGCGTCCTCGCTCTGAAATTGGTACAGATGGTGGGTTTGTAGTATCTACCCCACGACCAGATGGCAACACTCCTGGCGCAGAAGAAATCTTGCGTGAAGCTAACCTAGATCCTGCAGAGTGGGCAGTTATATCTCATAGGCGTTCTCGTTGGCAAAAATACGACGGAGAATGGCTTGAATCCTTTAGAATTAATGTTGTTCCAGTAAATGGAGCCGTAGAAAAAGATTACGATCTTACAGAGTTACTTGAAACTATTAATAAATGGAAACCCGGAAAAGTTGCAGAAACTAAAGGGGATTTAACAGCTGTTTATAGCATTGGTGATACACAGTACGGTAAAGACGACACGCCAGCAATTATTGATCGTGTACTACGTTCTTTGGATGATGCTGTAGAACATCACAAGTATCTTGCAAAGAAATATAAGATTGGTCAGATTGCTTTGCCACAACTTGGCGATTGCATCGAAGGTATGACAAGCCAAAAGGGTAAGGTTATGGGACGCCACGATATTGGCGTATCAGAACAGGTTCGTGTAGGTCGACGTATGCTTCTTGCACAGATCAAAGCTTTTGCACCTCTAGCAGATAAAATTATTGTCCCAGTGGTCCCAGGTAACCACGATGAAGTACAACGTTTTCTTGTAGGTCGCCCAGAAGATTCTTGGCAGATTGAAGTTGTTGCTCAAGTAGAGGATATTTGTAAAGAGAATGATTTCTTACGAGATCGTGTTGAATTCCGTTACCCAGCAGCTGATGACAGCACACTAACTATTAACCTTAGTGGCGTAATGTACGGTATGGCTCACGGCCATCAAGCACGTGATATGGTTAAGTGGTGGGCTGGTCAAGCTATGGGTCGTTGCTCTGTAGCGCAAGCAGACATTCTTAACGTAGGTCATTACCATCATTACCGTGCACAGAATGTTGGTCCAAGATTATTTATTCAA